CAAAACCATCGTTGTCCCTACCGATCTCATCGGCATGCTCAGCACACACGTGTGTGGGAAACCCCGCACACCTATGCTGTTGCGTGCTGCTTTCGAGAAAGGGAAACGAGCTCTCGACTACGGCGGATATCCACCGAAACTTATCCCTGAAGTCCTGACTTATGCATTGATTTTCGCATTCACTAACAACTTGGAAGTAGAGATAGCCCATGTTGGTCGGATGAATGAGAAGATGAAACGTTGGTTTTCAACTCACACAGCTGTGTTCCAAGGCCTCGGTCTCAAGAACTCATCCTGGTGGCATCGTTACCTATGCTGCCTCTGTGTCGAAAAGTTCGAAGGACAAGATGAAAACGCTAACGAAGTCGTAGAGGCCCGTAACGCTGGTTTCGTCGTCTCTCCTTTCCATGTCCACTTTCCTGAAGGTGTTCGCTTCTTTTCTCGCCATCTGCTCAAAAGAAAGTCCGGTACCACGCCGGCTGACGGTTCAAAACTCACTGTCAACGGTCCTCGTGATAAGACACCCGGCCCGTCTTCCACGACCATCAACTTGATAGCTCTCGGTCCTAACATACCCACGACTGTCGATGACAACGAAGAAAATCTTAGAGAGGCCCTCTCTGAACGGAACCTTCAAGCCACCCCGGAACCTGACGATGGTGTCTGGGAACGCATATTTGAAGAACTCTGTGACGAAAACCACCCTCTTCACCCCATAGTCGACCTCGGTGTAAGAGTACGCCCCAATAACATAACAGATTGGATAAACCGTTACCCTGAAAACCGACGTGCTCAACTCGAAATTGCTTTGCAATCTCTCAAAGCCGATCCTCTGAATGCTTCAGAAATGGTGGCTTCAGCGTTCATCAAGAAAGAGAAATCTGGAATGGTGACTGTTGACGGCCCACCATCTGTCACGCCTAGAGCCATCTTTTCATACCCTGACAGGATACTCGTGGCTTCTGGACCAACGCACTGGATGATGTCGAAAAAATTTCGCAAAAGGTTCAGCCCAGCGACGAACGATATAATCGCTTGGGCCAATGGACCCGACGCAACTGCTGAAGTGGTCGGTAGTTTCGTCGCGAACGCCATCACCGCATGCACCAGGGCTGGTACGAAAGCTTGGTTTGCATGGGGTGATCAAAGTAGATTCGAAGCCCACAATTCCCGTCAATCGTACGAATTCAAAGCCAAATGTCAACTCCGGAAACCTTGTCATCGTGATTTCAAGACCACCGTCCTAGCTGCTGCACAACTTCGTGGCAAAGGCCAAAGGACGAATGTTTCGTTCCGCGTCGATTACAAGCTAGGCTCTGGACGCTCTGACACTTCTCTTGACTCGATCTCC